GTGCTAACCTGAATGAGTTGGAAACGCAAATGAGAACTTGGGAACCATTAGGTAATATTGGCTCTCCTGACAGACTCGATGCTTTAGTTTGGGCCATTACGGATCTTCTTCTCAATGGCTATGCCAGACCGGAACTTAAAATTGTTGCAACGGATTCTAAAGGTCTCAAGGCATGAAATATTGTCCATCTTGCCGAGAGACTAAATCGGTTGAATGTTTTAGTAAGAACAAAACTCGTTATGACGGTTTACAATCCAACTGTAAAGACTGTAGGTCAAAAGCCAGAAAAGAGTACTACCTGGTTAATAAAGACAGGGAGCTTGCTTTAGCAGCGGATTGGAGTAAGAAAAACAAAAGTCCCAGAAAAAAGTACAGAGATAGGTATTACAACACAGCCAAGGGACAAACATACTACCGCAAAAGAAATGCTAAACAAAGGGCATCTAAACTTTCTGCAACCCCCCATTGGCTTACAGAAGACCACCTACTCCAGATAAGTCATTACTACGAACATGCCAAAGATTGTGAAGCAGTTTCCGGTGAGAAGTACCATGTAGACCATATCATTCCCTTACAAGGAAAAGGTGTTTGTGGTCTTCACGTTCCTTGGAATTTACAGATACTTCCAGCGGAGGTGAACCTTGCGAAAGGTAACTCTTACTAGCCTCTTGGTTCTATTGGCTCTCCTGACAGGCTTGATGCTCTCGTGTGGGCCATCACAGACCTCCTTCTCAATGGCTATGCCAGACCTGAGCTTAAAATCGTGGCAAGAGACTCAAAAGGCTTGTCACATTGATTTTGCAGAGATGGTGTAAGAACCCCACTCTCCTATCCTGATGCCCTCAAGATAGCTAATAGTAACGGTTGGCAACTTCCCACCAAGGATATCGTAGATCTCATTTGGGTTGTTGCAGATCTCAAGTTAAAGCCGGAGACACTCAAGGCTAGTCCCCAAATGACTTCGGTAGAATACTACGTAAACCACGATTCAATCCTTGATGCCCAAATAGGTGACAGAACCTTTAATATTGTTGCAGGACACAAGAAAGATGTAATAGTCCAGCAAAGAGAAGGTAAGGTTACGATTTACGGATGGCACCGTTTGGATGGAACAGTCTGGCAACCCGTCTCAAGTATCCATCCTGAAGATTACTATGACTACTCTCATGGTATAAGATTCATCTATTTCTTGTAACAACGAAAAGCCCAGCGACAATGGCAAAGCAACTCTCAGCATCAGAATCCACAAAGATCATTGGTTTCTCCGGTGATAACGTAACTCACGGTAACTTCCGGGCTGACGAGTTTCTTCCTGAACTTCGTGGCAAACGTGCCATCAGGAAGTATCGGGAGATGAGGGATAACGACAGTACTATTGGTGCTGTCATGTATGGTGTAGAACAGATCCTCCGAGATGTGGAACTTTCTGTTGAACCCTCCGACAAGGATAACGAAGAGGCTATCGAGAAAGCAGAGTTCGTAACTTCGGTTCTTGAGGATATGGATCACACTCTCGACGACCATATTTCTGAGGCTCTCTCCTTTCTCTCCTTTGGTTTTGCTTGGTTTGAGGTTATTTACAAAAGACGGAATGGACCTTATGCCCCTGACCCCAAGAAGCGGTCAAAGTACTCCGATGGTTACATGGGCATCCGCAAGCTGGCTACTCGTGCCCCTTGGACCATTTCCAAGTTCGATGTAGATGAAAAGACTGGGGATGTCCTTGGTATCGAACAAACGGGTTACGGTACGAATAGCAACTATATTCCCATCCGTAAGTCGATTTACTATCGGACTACCGCCATTAATGGTGATCCCTCTGGTCGTTCCATTCTTCGTAACGCCTACACCAGTTACACCTACTTGAACAACCTTCAGTCCATCGAGGCTATTGCCGTTGAACGTGAACTGACTGGTATTCCTCTTGCTCGTATCCCGGCTGAATATCTTTCCTCTGATGCCACAGACGGTCAGACCGCTGTGCTTAATGAACTCAAGACAGTTCTCAGAGATGTGAAGTTCAACGAGCAAGGTTACGTTATCATCCCTTCTGATACCTTCATGGATAAGGATGGTAATCCCACTGACCAGAAGCTGGTGGATATTGAACTGATCTCTGCCCAAGGTACGAGAAACATCGACATTGATCCCGTAATCAAAAGGTATCAACATGACATTGCCCGTTCTGTTCTTTCTGAGTTTCTTCTTCTTGGTTCTAGCTCAACAGGAAGCTATGCGCTTTCCAAGAGCAAAACCGATCTCTTCCTTCGTGCCCTCGAAAGTTACATCCAAGTAATTGTAGATGTGCTCAATGAGCAACTGATTAAGCCCTTGTGGCTTATTAATGGTTTTGACTTTGAGGTTATGCCCAAGATCGTTGCTGGTGATGTTGCTCCGCATGATCTTCAAGAATTGGGTGCTTACCTTCGTAACCTCAACGGTGCGAACATCAAGCTCGATACCCAAGTTGATATCGTTGATGCTCTTCTGGAGAATGCTGAACTACCTCTCCTTGATCGTGAAGTTTATGCACAGGATCTGGAAGACAAGAAGTTGGTCGATCAGGCAAGGGCTGACTATTACGATGACGACGACATTCCTGGAAACGTTGGACAACAGTCTGATAAAGAAGAAGAGCCTGATACTTCTGTGGGTAACAACGCAGGGAATGAAGACTGATGTCAGTTAACAGCAAAACAACTTACAATACCGAGATCAGGGCTAATCTACCTACTGGTATTACCCATTCTGGCGGTAAGTACACTGTTGATGCTACTGATAACTTGGTCCACAGGTATCCTACCTACACCAAGGCATATTGGTATTGGCGTTATTTGACTGCACTGGGAACCAGCTTTGGTCCTAGTCTTGTAGACTATGCTGCTAACGGAGTAGTCCCCTCCACTGTTTCAGACTTTGTTAATTCTGCTTACTTGGGAACCCTCTCGGCCAACACCGACCTGACCTACACCGGTGAGTCGAGAAAGAGGATGACAGACAGCGACGGGAAGCAGAAGTGGGCACCGCATAACCACATCAGTCAGTCCAATGATTTGGGTTCGGCCCCTTGGTCCACCAGCGATGTTACTGTGACATCCGCCGCGCTGACTGCCCCCAATGGCCTGACCGTAGACGCAGTTGTGGAAACAACGACCACCGCCACGCGGAATAGAATGGCTCAGGGCATTTCGGTTTTCTCGTCTTTGAGACAAACAGTGGAGGTTGTAGCCAAATACGGCACCAGACAATGGCTCATTGTAAAGGACAGCAATAACAATGGTGCAGCCTTCGATTTGCTCAACGGAGTTGTCGGTTCCAACGCTGGCGCAAACTACGTCGCTGGCTCAAAGTCCATGACCCATCTCGGTGACGGTTTCTACCTGTGTAAGTTCGAAGCTGACCCCTTGGCTGGTGCAATTCTCTACCTTCAAGCATCCGAGGCCAATGCTATCGACAACACATATGATGGCGTCGACGGTCAAATTGCTTTCTACGCTGGTCAAGTAAGGGTTTACCGCTCCGACCTCGGCGGCATGGTGGACAACCCCGCAACCGGCAACAGCTACGTCCCGACGACCGACAGCGCTGTCTACCTCCGTCGCGACAATCATCACGTCAACGTCAGAAGCCTGATCTCTGGTGGTGTCTACACCGGGCACCAAGATTTGACATTCGGCTCAGAGTTGGTGGCCAATGGGACGTTTGATACGGACCTGACTGGGTGGTCTACCACAGGTGCGTGGTCTTGGGCCTCTGGATACGCATACGAGGACGGGACAGGCGGTAGCAATCTACAGCAAGACCTTTCTGGAACGAACGGCAAAGTTGTCCAGGTCACCTTTGATGTTTACCTAGAGGACGCACTGTCGTTGTCCTTTCTGGTCAGGCTTGGGTCTACAACGAACGTCGCCAGCATTGCCCACGGTGATCTGACGCAAGGGGAGTGGGTCAGTTTTTCTGTGACCGGTGTTATGGATGCTGGTGAGTATGTCTATTTCAGGCATAACACAGTGGGTGGTCCGGCGGTTAGACTGGACAACGTATCCGTGAAAGAGGTCACATCCGAGTGGGTCAACGCCGGGTTGCTCATCGAGCCGACTGCGGCGACGAACTTGTTTATCGAGAGCAATGACTTCACGGCTGCGACAGGGGCGTGGACCGGTACGAACACAGGTACACTGGTGAAGGATGCCACGGGGCCGGACGGTTTGGCGACCAGTGCCACGACGTTTGTGGACAGTGGGGCTACGGGGACGGGTGTTGTTCAGGTTGATGAGGCGGTGACAGTCACCGTAGACACAGACTATGTATTTTCAATCTATGCGAAGGCTGACCAACTTTCAGAGATATATCTGATATATGCAGCGGGTTCTGTAGTGCCCAATCCGAGTGCCTATTTCGACTTGTCCACGGGTGCAGTAGGAACCACTGCGTCAACTGCAATCGCCACGATAGAGGACTGTGGAAATGGATGGTACAGATGCGCCATCGCCTTTACGAGCGACAGCGCAGATACGTTTGGAAACCTGCGTGTTCTTGTCAGCGCTTCAGAAAGCACCACTGTTGATCTCGACGGCACATCCTCCATTTTGATCTACGGCGCACAGTTCGAAGAGGGCTC